TAATTAAGATGATAAATAGTTATATATGTAGTTAACCTACTATAATAATAAGGATAAAATTATGTTTAAATTTTTTAAAACTAAAGAATATGCACTATGGGCATACTTAGGTTCAATAACTATTTTAACTTCACTTTGGATTACAGTTCAAATTGACGTAAAAATTAACGAATGGTTTGGAGGATTTTACGATATGATCCAAAAAGCTTTAGCAACTCCAAATGCAGTAACTATGACTGAATATATGGGCGGACTTTATAGTTTTGGTAAACTAGCAGCATTGTGGATTGTATTAGGATTAGCAACCAGTTTCTTAACCAGTCACTTTTTATTCCGTTGGCGTGCCAGTATGGTACAATGGTATCACAGTGTATATGATAAAGCACGAACAATCGAAGGCGCAGCACAGCGTGTACAGGAGGATACTATTAAATTTAGTAGAATCGTAGAAGGACTTGGAACAGCTTTAATTGAAAGTGTTATGGTACTTATAGAGTTCTTTCCAATATTGGTTGGACTATCAATTGGACTTCCAATTATGTTCTTTGGAGACTGGCAATACGGATTAGTCACAGGAGCGTTACTATGGGCTGTTGGTGGAACAATACTAATGGTAGGATTAGCTTGGATTCTACGACTAGTAGGAATTGAATATGACTTACAAAAGAAAGAAGCTTCGTATCGTAAATTACTTGTTATCGCAGAAGATGATGGCACAGTACGACCAAAAAGCTTAAATGAATTATTTGAAGATGTTCGTGCAATTCACTACAAGAGCTATATACAGTACTTGTATTTTAATATTGGCCGCCTTGCATACTTACAAACAAATGTGTTGGTTGGTTATATATTCCTTGCCCCGGCAATTGTAGCAGGATTAATGACACTGGGTGTAATGCAACAGATTTTACGTGCATTTGGACGTGTAGAAGGATCTCTACAATATCTATTCAAATCATGGCCAACTATTATCGAACTTGCAAGTGTTTATAAACGTTTGCGTGAGTTTGAAAGAGAAATAGAAGCAAAATAATTTAAGAAAAATTATAACCCATTGAAAGCGCAGGATTCTTTTCTGCGCTTTTTTCTTGACAAATGAACCAAGATGTCTTATAATGTATAAGTAAGTTAAAACAAAAGGAACATATAATGTTAAACACAAATGTAAAATTCGAAGATGTAAGCGCAGAAACAATTGCAATGGAATTTGTTCAATTTGAAGATGTGGATGCAGATATTCTTACCGCGGAACACTTTGAAGACTTGCGTGTTGAACTAAACCTTGATAGTGTTTGGAGCATTTGGGATGGCGGATGTATGCCAGCTGATTACGAATTGTTCAACAACAAGATGCGCAGAGTTGTTTATGAATATGTTCGTGCTGATTCAACAATAGAAGAATTAAACGCAGATTTGCGTGATGGCGGGAAACGGACAAGCGCAAAAGTTAGTGCTTGGGCAATAGACGGTACAGTTAAAAACCTTTGGATTGCTGCTAATAGCTGCATTGAGCAAAGTGGAACACATCATAGTTATATTGAAAACTTTGAGCTATTAGACAATGGTTCTTTGGATTTAGTAACAGGAAGTTAAAATAAAGGTTGACATAAGTACAATTGTAACATATCATATGTATTAGAGTGTAATCACAGGAGATGTAAGATGGCAACAGCAAAATCAATATCAAAACCACGTAAGAAAAAAGTAGTACGTGGCGCACCGCGAATTAAACGCGGTAGTAAACTTACAGAACCGTCATGGGAAGAATTTGAAAAGCTAACAGGTGAAGAATTTCATCGTAAGCAATTGCGAGATCGTTCATGGTATTACGAAAACTTTAAATCAACTGATTTATATCCAGCAGTATCAGAATGGATGTCAACCCGCCCAGATGAATACAGCGAAGACGACATTAAAGCAGTCAAGGTTGCACCTACACATGCATTAAGTGTTAGCGCAGCAATTACAGCAAAGCTGATGTTGAATGGCATGCCTGATTATTTCGAGCCACACAATACGTTTTGGGTATCACTTAAAGGCACAATGGGCGAAATACGTCCAATGTCAAAGTTTCTTAAAGAACGCATAACACATGCTATTTCAGCAGGTGTAGAAATTGTTGCTATTAAGAAAGAAGAAGCCAAAGATAAAGTAGGTATATACGTACCTACTATTCAAGATCGCATGCGTGAATCATGTATTATAATGGCTAGTGACATTGAAGAGTTTGTAGTTTCATTCCTAGAAACATATGACATGAATGCATTAAAAGAATTTGAACCAATTACTATATTGCGCAAAGAACAGGCAAAAGCAGGACATGCACGTTTAATTAAAACATGGTATCAAGGTGAGCGAGATGAGATTCACGAGCTAGTTAACTTTCCTACTCCTGCAAAGTTTAAAAAACTATCCGAGCAAGATCAAGATTTAGCACTTCAACTAAAAGAAGGATATGCACATCTTGGTCCTAAGAAGATTAAAGCAATGCTTGAAATGTTTCAACGTATTCTAGATGCATGTGATATTGTATCAGTTGAAAATAAAGCACAACGTAAGCCACGTCAAGCAAAATTGAAATCAGCAGACCAGCTTATTAAGAAACTTAAATTTAAAATGAGCGACACTGATTATGGCATCGCAAGTATCCCACCAGAAAAATTGATTGGTGCAAACGTTGCAATGATATTTAATTGTAAGAACCGTAAGATTGGTCTGTATTATGCAAATAATATTGATCCCAAGGGCATGGGGCGACCAGGAAGTGGATTTAGTGTCAAAGGTACAACCTTACTAGGATATGATGAAGAAAAAAGTGTACAACGTACAGTACGTAAGACTGCTGAATTTCTTCCAGTAATCAAGAAAACAACAAAGTCAAAGACTGAAAAGTTGTTTCAGACATTAAAGACAACTGAAACAAAACTAAACGGACGTTTCAATGATGAAACAGTAATACTGGCAGTATTCTAGATGCTTATTAATCCATATGAAATCTTTAACAAAGATGAAGATGACGATCTGGCTATAATTATTGATTGCAAAAACACTGAAACAGAATCACGTGATATGCAACTTGATTATAAGCTAGGACGTATTTCTTTAGAGTCTGCTCAACGCATGGGCATTAATAACATTGTATTATTTGAAGATAGAGAAGACTTTGATATAGCAGTCTCTGAACTTACAAAAATAGGCGTTGCTAAAATAATTTACGTATTTTCCGGAACATTATTTGAGAATACTGCTAGACGTCTCATAAAAAGACATCCACATTTAAGTGCATTCAAGGTTGGCAATTATGTGTTTAGAAAGTTCTTTATATTTGATACAGCTAAGTACAAATTCTTTGATATTAGAGATCCATTCTTAGGTAATGTAGCAGATGAATTAACATCAGTTAGTATGGATTCAGTTGGTATAACATACTTAAATCCAGAAGAAAACAATTATAAATTTCTAGAAATGATAGCAAATAGAGAAGTCCCTAATATTAACTTACTATTAACTGATTCAGAAGTAGATCTAGAGTATGCAAAACTAATGGTTGATCTTTCAGATGATTTACTCAATGGCTAACCTATTTGTATTTGAATAAGTGTTATACTTTGATAAATACATAGTAGGAGATTCCAGGAGAATGTATTCATGAGTAACAAATCAAACTTGCAAAAAGAAATAGAACTTCGCTTAGGCGGAGGGATGATCGATGTTGAACTCGATCCAGAACACTATGAGCTGGCCATTAAAAAGGCACTAACAAAGTACAGACAGCGCAGTGAAAATGCAGTAGAAGAAAGCTTTATTGTTTTAGAACTTTTGGAAGACCAAAGCGAATATACACTCCCAGACGAAATAATTGAAGTGCGTGATATATATAGACGTACAACTGGTGTAAGTGCAGGGTCAGGTAATGACTTTGAACCTTTTCAGTCAGCATACATGCAAACATACCTATTGGGATCTTCTCAAAAAGGAAGTTTAGCTACATTTGATTTCCTACAGCAAAGCAGAGAAACAATGGGCCGCTTATTTGGAGCAGAGCTTATGTTCACTTGGCGTCACCAGGATCATAAACTTATTATTCATCGTAAACTAAAAGCAAATGACAATGCAGTGCTTTGGTGCTATAATTATAGAACAGATGAAAGTCTACTAGGCGATATGTATGCAACACCTTGGTTAAATGATTATTCATTAGCTCACGCTAAATTAATGTTAGCAGAAGCACGTGGCAAGTTTACACAGATTGCAGGACCACAGGGTGGAACTACAATGAACGCTGATCAGTTACGTTCGGATGCGATGCAAGAAATTGATAAACTAGAAATTGAGCTAACATTATTCAATGATGGACAAAGCGGCATGGGGTTTGTAATAGGTTAATTATAGGTTGACATTTACTAGTTTTTATTTTATAATAAGCTATTACTAGGAGAAGTTAATGAGTAAACCCAAATTATTAGTTATTGGACACGGCAGACATGGTAAAGACACTGTGTGTGAAATGCTACGTGACAATTACGGATACACGTTTGAAAGCAGTTCAAAGTTTTGCAGCCTACAATTTATTTACAATGATCTAAAGGAAAAGTATGGATATTCTAGTGAAGAAGAATGTTATGCTGACAGGCATAATCACAGAGCAGAATGGTATGATGCTATCTGCGATTATAATGTTCCTGATGCAGCGACTCTAGGTAGAGAGATGTTTGAAGCTTACGATATCTATTGTGGGCTACGCAACAAGCGTGAATTCTTTGCGATGCAGAATACTGGTGTATTTGACTACTGTATTTGGGTTGATCGAAGTATGCACTTAGAAGCTGAATCTAAAGACTCAATGAGTTTAGAACAATGGATGGCTGATTATACCATTGACAACAACGGCACACTAGAAGATTTAAAGTTCAACCTAGATCAATTAATGATTAATATCATGCAGTATCAGATCAAATTCTAACTCGTTAAGTAAGTACTTAATTCTGTAACCACCCCTTTATTAGCATTTAACATAAATACATGTAGACACGATATATACGTGTAGACACGATTCTACGTACTAATAAAGGAGCTAATCATGGCAAATCTTGTTTCACCTGGCGTTCAGGTAACAGTAACAGACGAATCAGTATACGGTCCAACAGGAACAGGCACAGTACCAATGTTATTCATTGCAACTGGCCAAGACAAAGTTGACCCAACTGGTACTTCAACAATTGCAGCTTATACTGCAAAAGCAAAAGCTGGTAAACCAGTACTAGTAACATCACAGCGTGAACTATCACAATTCTTTGGAAACATAGATTTCCGTAAAGTAAGTGCTACAGTTCAACAGGGTGATGAAACTAACGAATACGGATTGCTAGCAGCATATTCGTTTTTAGGACAATCAGCAGCAGCGTACATTGTACGTGCAGACGTTGATTTAACAACATTACGTCCAGCAAGCACAGAACCAACTGGTCCTGCAGCAAATAAATCATACTGGATTAATCCAAGTAAATCCAACTTTGGCATGTTTGAATACACAGCTAATGGCTGGGTAGCAATTACTCCTACTGTAGAAATTACAGATGGGTCAGCACCAACATCAACTGTTGTTGTAGGCGGACACTTAGTTGCAGTTGCAGTACAAGCAGCAGTAACTGAAATTGAATATTATAAAGAAGATAGTGCAGCATGGGCAACAGCAGGCGCAACATTAGCACCACACTATAGTGAACCAGCTTCACCAAGTGTTGGCGACATCTGGGTTAAAACAACTTCACCAGGTAGCGGCTTTAAGCCATCAATTGCACAATACACAACAGCAGCAGGTGCATTTGTAGCACAAAATGTTACATATTCACAAAATGCAGCACCAACAGGTGTCGCAGGCGATGTTAGACATAGTGGTGCAGCAGGAAGCGCACGTACACTACAAGAAGGTGATCTATGGTTAGACTTAGACACTGATAAATTTGTAGCTAAAGTATATACTTCAGGTGCATGGGCTAACTTTGGTGTAACTGCTCAAACAGCAGAACCAACTGGTACTCCAGTAAATGGTACTGTATGGCATGATGGTGATATCAACGAATTAGCAATTTATGAAGTTGCATCAGACGGTGGAACACAAAAATGGCAACGTGCAACTAATGTTTCATATGCAACATCAGCACCAGTAGTAGGCGCAGTAGGCGACTATTGGATCGATACAGATGAAGCGGGCTATCCAGCAATTTATCGTTCAAACGGTAGTGCATGGGTTAAGAAAGATAATGCAGATCAATCAACATCAGCAGGCGTTGTATTTGGTGATATTACAGCCAATGCAACAGTTGCAGGCGGATTTGAAAACACATTACTTGCAGGCGCATCAGATCCACTATTACACCCAGTTGGAACAACAGGCATTAACATGTGTCGTTCGGGTGGAACAGTACGCATTTACGATACTGCATTAACAACAACTTGGAAATGGCGTAACCATGCTCCAGCACAACCAGATGGTTCTGGATCATTTGGTCGTCATGCACAACGTGCAGTTGTAACATCAGCAATGCAAGCATCAGCATCATCAAGCGAATTACTTGAAGAAACAGTTAACTTTAGCTTAATTGCAGCTCCAGGTTATCCTGAACTAGCAGATGAAATGGTAACACTAAACAGCAATCGTAACGAAACAGCATTTGTTATTATTGATGCACCATTACGTTTGAATGCAACAGATGCATTAACATGGATCCAAGGCACTAATGCAGTTGCAAACGGTGAATCAGGTCTAGTAACTAAGAACACATATAGTGCAGCTTACTATCCACATGCATTAACAACTAACCCTTCAACTGGTGATAATGTTGTAGCTCCTGCTTCACACATTGCGTTGTACACATATGCATATAATGATAATGTTAGCTTCCAATGGTTTGCACCAGCGGGCCTAACACGTGGACAAGTGCAAAACGCATCAAACGTTGGTTATTTAAATAGCGAAAACGAATTTGTAGCACTAGCAGTAACACAAGGTTCTAGAGACGCAATGTATGCAGCTAAGTTAAACCCAATCGCAAGATTCCCAGGTGACGGCGCAGTAGTATTTGGTCAGAAAACATTAGCACCAAGTGCAACAGCATTAGACCGTGTTAACGTAGCAAGACTAACAGCGCACCTAAGAGAACGTTTTGCAGTAATTGCACGTCCATTCTTATTCGAAGCGAATGATGATGCAACACGCAAAAATGCAAAAGCAACGTTTGATGGATTTATGGGTACAATTATGCAAAACAGAGGCGTATATGACTTCGCAGTAGTTTGCGATGAATCTAACAATACAACAGCACGTATTGATGCAAATGAGTTCTGGATTGATGTTGCAATTGAACCAACTAAATCAGCAGAATTTATATACATTCCTATACGTATTGTGAATACTGGCGAATTATAAGTTAACAATTAACTTATATTATTAAAACTAAAGATAAAGGGTGTTGTTAAAGCATCCTTTATTTTTTTGCCTTTAGGCATAAATACATATACATAAAACTAACACAGTTTATAAGGAGAAATAATATGGCTGTAACGACAAACTTTGGGGTACCAGTATCAGGTAGCTCAGCAATTTTAATGCCTAAACTACAATACCGTTTCAGAGTAACATTCGGTAAATTAGGAAAGGCTGGAGCAAATACAACAGTAGTAACACAAAATGTTATCAATGTTGGAAGACCAAGCTTAACACACGAAGAAGTTATTGTTGATTCGTATAATTCAAAAATGTATCTTGCAGGCAAGCATACATGGGAACCAATTACTATTGTTCTACGCGATGACATGACAAGTGCTGTTATACTAGCATTAGGTAATCAACTTAACAAACAACTAGATCACACTTCTCAAGAAAGTGCATCATCTGGTGAAGTTTATAAGTTCGATATGACAATTGAAACACTTGACGGCGCAAGCGGTGGAGCAGAAAAAACAATTGACAAGTGGGACTTAAACGGATGTTACTTATCAAACGTACAGTATGGCGATCTAAACTACGGAACAAGTGAAATGGTGCAGGTAACTGCAACTATTAGATACGACAACGCATCTAATGAAATCACAGGCGGAACTCCTGATACTTTATCTGGTGATCCACAAACACCGGCACCTTAATAGATTTTAAGGTAAGTAGAATGGATAGATAGTTAATGGCAATCCAGAACCGAGCAGTTGAATGGTATAACCAGGGACAGACAGTAGGCACTGTCGCTGGAACCCCAAGACATAAGTTTCAGTTTGAAGCATCAATGAATGTAATTAACTCTACAGGCGGCGCAACTAAGACAGTGCCATTGCGTAGAATACAATCAGTAACAATGCCAAGTTGGACCTCCAATGCTACTACTCTAAATTCTTATAATGCTAAAAAGATTATCCAAACTGGATATGACTACACACCTATTACAGTAATTGCGTATGATACTAGGGAACCACAAAATGATAATACAGCCATAGAGAGCTTCCTTCAAGAATATTCAGCGCATTACTTTGCAGGACCAATGAACTTAGAGAACAGATCGGCACTATTGCCCT